GACTTTGTAGAAGTACCTTCTTCATTGATTGTCATAAACTTTTCATCAAAAGTAAATGTTGGTTTACTGAATAAAGACATCATGCCTAAAAATTCAGATAGGTCGTATATGGCAATATCTTGCGGAAAGTCTTCTTCGACCTCTGCTGTTGCCAATATGTTTTTCATTGTAGAGATAGTCTTAATAGTTTTACCTGGTGTGATCATCAAGTTAGGATTGATCTCACTAAAGTTTTTAAGTATCTCTTTGGTATTATCACTTATTTTCATTATATAATCTCCTAGTCATTAGGGTTGTTTAACTTCTCTGCCATTGGGTTTCGAAGTGGTGCATTATCGTTCCATTTACCAATATCGTGTTGTAGTAAATCTTCGTTTAGTGTTTCAAATAAAGACTTATCATTACTATAGTGGTCTTGCGATAATTGTATTATAGCATAGTGAATAACTTTCATAAGATCATTCTTATTCTTGCCATCTTTTTTGCCATATCGTTGGGCATACTTTAAAATATTGCCCATACAAAAACCTTCACCATGACCTTGGTCAATGATGATTTCAGTTGCTTGTTTTTGTGTAGTTGAGTAATGTGAACGATAGGTTTTATCAATATACCTTTTCACATCATCTAAAATAATATTTTCTTTAAATTTATACATAATCACATTCTATCATAATTTAGTTTAAAAGTCAAGCGGGGTTTACACCCCGCCCAAAAAATTTATGCAATATCAATTGTTCTAGGTTTCTTACCTTCTGGTACGATTTTCTCTAAAGCAATTTTCAACATGCCGTCAACCATTTCTGCACCTTTCACTTCAACATCATCTGCCACAGTAAACGATCTAGTGAAATGTCTTTTTGCAATACCTCTATGTATTGTTTCAGTATCATCTTCATCTTTGTGGATAGATTTTATAGTCAATGAGTTATCAGCATAATGGACATCTATATCTTTTTTATTGTACCCGGCAAGTGCCAGTTCAATAGTCCAGTTTAGTTCGTCTTTACCTTTAACGATATTATATGGTGGAAAAGTTGTTTGCTTACTATCTAAATGTAAGTCAAAGTGATGGAAGAGATTATCAAACCCTATTGAGTAAGGTCTTAAATCACCCCATATTGATAAATTTCTTGTGCTATTCATAGTATTACTCCTGTTTAGCAAGTTTAAAATGTATACCCATCATGGCATATACACTATTATTTATATAAGTAGGGTTTTGTTTTTTTCAAGTCTAAACCCTAAAAAGACTTATAATGTTGCACTTTACGAGAGGCAACTAACAACAGGTCTTACGAATTGCCTGTGTTACTATTTATGCTCCAACGGCATTGTTCATGTTATCTAGGGCAGCAAAACCTGCGGCAATTAGTGCCTTAGATGGGTTGCCAATTCTGTAACTGGTACCCTTTTTTGATTTGTTGATGTACACACAATGTCCATCTTCTCTTAACTTATTCACCACACTTCTTGGTGATTTTAAGTTGAATTTCTTTTGTGCATCTGTCCAAGAAATACTATTGCCTCTTAGCATTGCATTTAGAAATTTAGTTGAGTTTGCTATTCTTTTTCTAGCCATAATATACTCCTTATATAAGGTTGTATTAAAGAAACCGCTCTTGCTGTCTCTTTAATTTGTTAATACGCTTTAGACCCTCTTTGGCCTTGCGTTGTCTTTTTAAAGTAGGTTTCTCATAGTACTGGCGCATCTTCACCTCTTTTAAGATACCTTCTTTCATAACTTTTTTCTTTAGTTGCCTAATTGCTTTTTCAATATTGTTATTTCTAACTTTAACCTCTAGTGTCATTGACTATTCACCACCTCTCTAATAATTTCTATTACTCCATTGTATATGATATAAGCAACATCAGGTCCCCATATCATTACTGCGGCATAACCTATAATTATACCTAGAATTAATTTAAACATTCTTACCACCTTTTAAGTTTGAGTACGGGTACTTCCCAGTGGGTTGCCCGTACTCATTGAGGTCTACATTATGAAAAATGGATTTATTGGTCATCAACCAACTCCTCACCATCATTGGAAGATCCTTGATTTAATTCTTCAATCGACACACCAGCGTCAACTTTAGTGTACAAATCAAGGAAACTCTTTTTAGTATCATCATCAAAACGATTGATACAAACTTCAACAGCCTTTAACTTGTTGTTAAAGATTGCATAGGCATTAATGATATGAACCAATCTTCTGGTTGCAATAATCTCATCAACACCACCGTCAAAGAAAGTTTTACGAATAACCTCTGCCCACTTAACAAGATTGGCAGTAAAGTCAGTATCTTTTTTACCGTAATGATCCATTACATTATCTAAAATCTTTGTTTCAGTTTTTGCGTTTGGATATTCTTGTTCGAATGTAACAGGAAATCTTTCTAGGAAAGCCTCGTTCATTATGTTAGTACCAATAAATCTACCGTCATCAGAACCTTTACCTTTAGTATTAGCAGTGGCAACGACATTGAACCCATCTTTAGGTTCTACAAAGGTACCAGTCTTCTTTAAAAAGACACCGTTACCTTCTAGTATTGGTTGTAAACACATAATCTTATTAGACGCCAAATCTATTTCGTCTAATAATAGAACAGCACCACGCTTCATAGCGTCAACTACTGGACCATCATGCCAAACAGTTTGACCGTCTTGCAATCTAAACCCACCAAGTAAATCGTCTTCATCAGTTTCGATTGTTATGTTAACTCTAATTAATTCTCTTTTAAGTTCAGCACAACTTTGGATAACACCTAAAGTTTTACCGTTACCAGAAAGACCAGTAATGAAAGTTGGATAGAAAATTTTAGATTTAATGATATTCTTAATATCTCTAAAGTTACCAAAAGGAACAAATGTTTCTTCTTTATTAGGTACAAGATTTTCTTGTATTGCAACCGCAGTAGATATTCTACCTTTAGTTACAGGTTGAGAAACAGGTTCAACTTTTTGTTTAACATTTTTAGATGGGTTTATAATATTTGGTAAAGTATAAACACCACGACCTTTTCTAGCCACTTGGTCTTTGTATCTCCAATGTGATACCCAAGAACCGTCAACTTTGAAATTTCTTTCAAGGTCTTTGATTTGTTGGGTTGTGATATCTAAAGAACCAAACTCTTTATGAGCAAGTTCGATAAATTCAATTTTAGTTTCATTCAATTTAGTCATAATAAAGTCCTCACTTTTTAATTATTGTTATATCCTATCATACTTTTGGTGATTTGTCAACCATTTTCTTAAAATTAAAAGCATTATATTTCAATGACTTACGCAACCTTGTCAATAAATTTGTTGAGTAAAACCCTAGAAACACGCTTTGTTTTAAAGTTTTTAAGAAATTGTTGCTTCATTTTAGCGGCACTCATATCAGTTGTAATATCTGCCTCTTCATCTTTTACCTGTAATTTAGACTTAGGTAAGATATAGAGTTCATCATAACCAATATTCTTCTTTGTTATTACACCATGTTCTTTCAATTCTTTTCTAGCCTTCATAGTTTCCTCATAAGAGTTTTGATATGGGTCTTTAGAAAAGTTTGATAGTTCGTTGTATGATAGATTTCTACCACTAGTAACAAAGAAACCAATTAGTTGACTACCAGTCTTATGTTTGAAATAATTGAACATAGGTTTGTGGCAACGCATAAATTGGTAACCTCTAATATTATTATTGTAACCAAACTGGTATTGTTTGTCTTGTATTACAATATTACCATTTGGGTGGTCTGCCATAAAGTTATTCATGTCTTCATCTTTTTCATATTCAGTATTTGCAACCTTAGTAACATTACCACTAGCATGCCCAACACCGTCAGTTAGAAATATAGTAGTCATTTTTTGTACTCTATATTTTTTCTGAAAGTTGTTTACAATATCAATAGTATGTAAGATTGCACTATCTAATGGAGTGCCACCAAGTCTCATAGGATTTGGTAAAGTAAAATAACTATCTTCTTCAATATAGTCATCAGTAGGTGTATTGTTCATACCGTATCTATTTCTTCTACCATGAAAGTATTTTGTAGTTTGATATAGATAAGTCATTGATTGATTGTAGATAGGAGTTTTTTGCGTTGTATCAACTAATTCCATCATAGTAACATTTTCCATAATAAGTTGATCTTCTTTATCATAGATGTATGGAGTATGTTTATATCTACCATTACCTAACCAACCAAGATAATCGTCTTCTTTGTTTTCATCAAAATGTCTTTTACCAATATCAGTAAATGCATAAACTTTACAAGGTATTTGTACTGCCTTACAAAACATAACTAGGTTCATTGTTTGTACTAAGGTATCATGCATAGCAGTATCCATACTCCCTGACCAATCAACAACTAATATCATACCATGATTTTTTGCACCAGGTGTAATTTCTATTCTTTTAAAGATATCCTCGTTGTATTTGTAAGTATGTAATTTATTCATGTTTAGCATACCAGTTCTACTTGTTTTAGTTCTACGGTATGCGTCAGCAGATTTTTTCATTTCAAACTCTTTAACCATATAGTTAACAGTTCTTAATTGTTGTTGTTTGAATTTTTTGAAGTTTTGATAATATGCGGTATAGTAATTACTATTTCTTTTATTAAACAATTCTAATATTCTTTTATTAGGCACAACCGCATTTGTTCTTTTAGGTAAAGTTACATAGATGTTATCTCTATATTCTTTATCTTGTGGCGTCAAAGATTTTTTCTGTTCTTCTAACGCTTTGTCTGTGATTGCTTCGTTTGTATTTTCTGGGTTGTACCCTGCGTCTTCGTTAGAGGTTTCGCTTTCTCTATCATTATCAGTTTCATTCTCGGCAGTAGTTTCCTCAGTTTGCTCTTGTTGCTCATAATCATCACCTAATCTTTCAGAAAGTTCAGAACCTGTAACTAATACCTGTTCTTCTTGGTATTGTTCTTCATCAAATACTTCTTCTTTCGAATAATCAAAAATATCTTGTACTAACTTTTCAACATCTTGCCAAGTATCTAGGTCTTGCGATCTCTTAATAAAACCTTGTTCGATATCGTTAAAGTCAATATCATTGTAAGTATAACCAGACTTTGTATAAACATTAAGTCTATCTATAAATCTCATTGAGTTAATATCTTTTTCAGATAGTCTAAAGAAATCTCTTTCTAGTAATTCATTGTAACCATTGAAATAAGATTTTTTCAAACCAGGATATTTAGATTTCATTTTCTTATCAATACGAATATCCTCAACTACATTGTAATAAGAATGTGGTATTTTTTTCTCTTTGATTTTTTGTACATCTTCGATTGGCGTATACAAAGCGTGCCCTACTTCATGTCCAACTAACATATCATATAAGTCATTAGACATTTCGTCCCATACAGGTAAACATAGTAATCTAGTTTTAGGCACAAAATATGCCGTTTCTACTTTTCTATGTTGTACGGTAATATTTTCTGTGGCAAGAAGTTTTGCCAAGTTTGATTTTTGTTGTTGCGTTATCATAGTCCTCAATATTTTTAATTATAGGTATATCCTACACTATTTTACCAAAAATGTCAATAAAATAATTATAATTAAAATCGTTATATTTCAATAACTTGACTAGGGTGCGACATTCCGCACAGCCTAATGTACTGCTTTCCAGTCAAAATCTGTAACCAATTTCATGCCATATTCGTTGTTTCCGTCTGGCAATACCACATCTGGTTTAAGTTTCAACTTGTTTATCTTAAATGGCGTGTAATCAACAAAGTGGTGCCATCTACCATATTTCCATACTAGACTTGCCACATCTGGGTGCATATCTACTAACATTTGAGATTTATTGATTGTGCCATCTACATTGTAACCTGTCTCTTTAAATTCTTTGTTATCTGTATTTTCTGCATGGTAAAATTCTGCCGTGTTACCACCTTTAACTGTTTGTGTTGCAGCCTTACCTTGTAGAAAGGCATTGAATTGAACGCAACAATCACCATCTTTCATTACTCGTAAACAGATATCAGTATCTTCATTATATCTACCACGCCATCTATGTTTAGTATCATTACGAATTAATAAACAACTGTATATTCTAGTGTTCGATACAAATGGTGGGTAATTACTATCTGGTGCAATAAAGAAACGATATTGTGGACCTGCAATATAAATGTTTTCGTATCTATCAACAAAATCTTCCATCACTTGAAAACCAACACCACTTTCAAATCTTATTCTTTGATTATTATGTAAACGATAAAAGTCTGATATGTTATCATCAAATACCCAATGACTTGTTGCACCAATAGATATAGAATGATCCCATGCCCAGTTTCTTGCACGACCAGGTCCATCACCGTGATTAGAGAATGGTGCCTCTAGTAGAGTTACATATTCTCTTATCTTAAAATTATCTAGCGCCTTATCGTAGTCTTGCATGTCTTGTGGTTCTACTACAATATAATGTGGTACCTGCATACGGGCAAGTGATCTACTTGTAATCATTGTATCACTACGACCTTTACTTACAATGTAACAAGGGTGTCTAGGGTTAGTTCTCTTTTCTTGTACCCATCGTAATAATAAATTTTTAGTAATCTCTAGTTTGGGGTGCCAGATAGATTTACTTTTTTCTGTAACTTCTTGTTCTATCTTTTCACCAAACTCTTTGTAATCTTCTTTTGTTCTAAAGTGTAATAGAAACTTACGATATGGTGCGTTGTCTTCTTGTTTATATTCTGGCATACCTTTCCAATGTTTAGGCCATGCGTTGTCTTGTATTTCACTATCTCTTGTTTTGTCTGCTTTTACTTTACCAAAAAATTTTTTGACTTTCTTTGGTTCTAGTTTTCTTCTATCAATCACAACTGGTTCATCATCATCTGCCAGAAAACTTGTACCTGCACTTGTAGATTTAAGTGGGTAGTATGTTTCTGATACATCACCAGGTATCATTTGATTAATCTTTTTACAAAAGTCTTCTAGGTCATCTAGGTTTCTAAATGCCATGTAGATTGTTTTGTATGTATCGTCTTTTTGTTTTATTTCTTTTTGGGTAGTATCAATAACAGTACCCACAATAAGATCATCACCTTCAACATGTCTATCCAATGTGGCGATGTATTCGTCATCTTTGACTTGGGTCTTTTCCATAAAGTTATCATATCTTGCACTTTCTTTTACCATTAAATAAACTCCTCTAAACTATTTGTATTACCTTTCTTATATGCCTTTGACCAAGACACTTTGACTTTACCATAATCTCTGAAACCACCTTGCACTCTGGTACCGTCTGTATTATATAGGATTTTAAAAAACTCTGGAAATCTTTCTTGTATCTTTTTATGGTCGTTATGTGTTTGTTCAAATGTTTGATTGTCCCATACTGTACTTGCCATATTCTTTTTTGTAACACTTGTATTTGAAAAACAAAACTCACTTGATACTCTGTTACCATAACCATTTGTAAGTAATGTTAAAAAGAAGTGTGTATCTTCCATCACTCGTATAGATGTTAGATCCCATTTGTGTAAGTCTTTATAGAAATCTTTACCATTGAACCAAACACCAGAGCCAAGACTTGAATGATTGACATATGGTTTACCACCAGGTGGATTTTCTACATGACTACAACCACAGAATGATACTTCATCTTCATCTAACCATTTTTCATATAGTTCAAACATTTCTAATATATCATCTGGCGTACATAATCGTCTGGACTTTTCCATGTTATCTTTGCCACCAAAGTATTTACTGTTTCGTCTATGAAAGTTTAAGTCATCATCTAATACCACATACTTACTATCACCTGCTTCATCATATATAAATTTTCTTGTTTTTGGTAAACAATAATATTCTGAATAATGATATTCTTTTGTATTTGGTAATACCATAACAGAACCTAGAAAGTTTGGTAGATTATAGTTACCTAGTTCATGTGCCTGTACAACCAATGTAACTTTTCTTTGTAATTCTTCTGGTAAATGATTGTAAGTAATCTGGTTGTTGTATCTATGAACAGTTGGTATATAAATTTTCATATTCTATATTATATCACAAAATAATAAAAAAGTCAAGCCTACTCAATAATTTTAGTAAAATTCCCTACTTTTTCAAACTTCATTACATTGGCAAATCTATCTGCTATCATATCTGTTTTGTGTGATATGATAAAGACATTCTCACCCTCTAAAGTATTTAGGATTTTCAAAAAGTCATCTGTGCCTGTACCATCTAAACTACTGTCAAATATTTCATCTAGTAATAAAAGATTGGTAGATATACTATTCTTCATCTTCGCAATGGCACGCCAAGTAAATAATAGTGCCAGATTTATTCTCATCTTTTCACCCTCACTAAATGAGGCATAAGAAAACTCGTCACGGAATCTACTTCGTATTGTTTCTTTAAATTCATTATCTAATCTAAAGTTTACAAAGAAATCCATACTTGCAAGATACTTGTTAATAAGTTGGTTCATTATTGGTAGATATTGTTTTATTACTTTTGTTTTAATACCACTATCATTTAACATTGTTTTTGCCGCGGTCAAATAATCTAGTTCTTCACTCTTACTTAATTTTTTTTCATCAATACCTTTTTGTTGTTCTTCTAATTCTAATAGTTTGCCTCTCGCTTCGCCACTATCACTTGATTGTTGTTTTAATTCATTTATCTTATGTGTTAATTTTGTGTTAATATTGTGTAACTCTAATTTTGATTGTTCAAACTTGGCCACATCTATTTCTACTGTTCTTATATCTGCCTCTATACTTTGTATCTTTTCTAATTTTTTACTAATGTTTCTTATTTCTTTATCCGCGTCTTCTAATGCTTGATTCCATTTCATAATAGATTGATTGTTGTCTCTAATCATATCTTGTTTATTACTCAATACTTGTTTACATGTTGGACAGTTATCATGGTTCTCATAGAAAGATTTGTGTTTGTTACATTCTTTTAATTTACTTTCAAACTGTGCCTCAAAGTTTCGTAACTTATTTGATTTGTCAGATAGATTATCTTTGTCTTTAATATCAGATCGTAGTTTAGATATTTCAGATTGTAAGGCACTAATGTGTGTATTGTATTTGTCTATTGCATTTGTATTACTGGTAACTTTCTCTATCTCACTTTGTACTTCAATATTAGATCGTTCTTGTAACTTACCAATATATTCTTTTTGTGTTTCTATCTTGGCATTTGTGATATCAAGTTCTCTTAATATATCTTTGATTTGTTCTTCTTGTTCTTTTATCCTGACTTTGGCAAGCATTTGCATTACAGAAAATATCTTAATATCTAATATGTCCTCAACGACCTCTCTACGATAAGAGGACTTTAATTCCATAAAAGGTACGAAGGTTGAAGACCCTAATATAACAACTTGTGTAAAACTTCTATAATTAAACTTTAGTATTTGTTGTTCTAACATCTTTTGATAATCTGCAATTGTAGCGTCTTGGTTTATCATTTCACCATTCTGGTAGATTTCAAATATGTTAGGTTTGATACCTCGTCTAATTTTATACTTGTTGTTTGATATACTAAACTCTAGTTCTACCTCTGTGCCACCTAAATTAATACTATTGACTAATTGTTCTTGTTTGATTTCTCTAAAAGGTTTTTTAAACAAAGCAAAACATAAGGCGTCTAATATAGTAGATTTACCTGCACCATTATGACCTACTATAAGTGTAGTAGAGTTTTGGTCTAGTGGTACCTCTATAAATTGATTACCAGAAGATAGAAAGTTTTTCCATCTTATCTTTTCAAATACTATCATTTACCAATATCTATTAGGGTATTCTTCTTTGTTTGTAAATCGTAAGTTGCCTGACACACTTACTCTCACACCTTTTGTTTTGAATGGATAAACTTCATGGTTCAATTCTGCAGGAAAGATCCACATGTTACCAACTTCTGGAAAGATAGGGTGGCTAGTTTCTTTCCATTTCTGGTCGCCTCTTTGACTTAATTCCATACAAAAGTTTAATGTGCCTGGTGGTGTTGAGTTTGATACATGATTTTTGATTTCATCTTCCCACTCTGGGTTTTGACAAAATATAACAAATGATAAATCACCACTATGATTATGTGTAGGATTAAACTCACCTGCTTGCATGTAATTAATCCATAAACTTTCTAAACTAAATTTCATAGGAAAACGAATACTATTACCATCTTTATCTTTTGGTAAGTATTCATGTAATTCAAAATGATCTTCATGGCTATGTCTGTATGCCATAAATATCTTTGCCATTTTAGACATGAACCAATCTCTATCTTCTGCTTTATAAAAATGTTCTTTTTCTAAATGACCAGCAAGTGCCGGTCTAGCGTCATTCGCTCTATTTTTTTGTGATCTTTCAACAAGTTCATTTATAAAGTACATAGGTAGTTTGATACCCATAACAAATGGTCCCCAAACACAACTCTTAAATTTAAATTGTGATTTTTCACTTTCTAAATCAACAGGTTCAATTCCTTGTAACCTACTGATATAACTTGGTACAGTATCTTTCATCATATTTCAATATCTCCTGCCTCAGTATATAAAGATTTCATTAAGACTTTTAACTTATCTTTATTTAAGTCTGTTTCTAGTTGTTCAATATAATTATCTAAAAGTGTTGGTGTATCTTCACTTCTTTCCGCGATATCATCTGCCACAGTAGAAGCGTCTAGGTCAGAAAAGTCTTCAACAACTTTTATATCATTGACGGTTGTTTTATAAAACCCGTCTAAAAATTTATCAAATAAGAAATAATCTTTTTTCTTTTCGACAATCAGTTTTACAAACTTGTCATTGTATTTCGAATGATCAAAGTTTGAGTAATCGTTTGTTTCATCATTGTAATATATTTTTTCGTGTATTGTTTCTGGGTTTCGTATATGTTTTATTTCTCTTGTTTCTGTATCTAGTATATGAAAACCTTTTGGGCAATTGTGATCTGCCCAGTTAAACTCGTATGGACTACCAAGATAATATATTTGACCATCGTCAGATTTTTTATGAAAGTGGCCAGACAATACTGTTTCAAATCGTCTAAACAATTTCTTTTCTAACCCATTTGTTGATATATGGCCATTGTGCATTTCAAAACCTTTGATTTCTAAATGACCAAGTACCATGTCTGCGCTTTCTTGTTCTAACATCATAGTTGTTTGTTCTATGTTAGAAGAATTAACCCATGGTAGAAATAAAAATCTCATATCATCTATTGTTGTTATGATAGGATCTTTATGTATATTAAACAATAAAGGGTTCAGTAATTCAGTTGGTGAATTTATTTCATTTGTATTCTTATAGTAAGTATCGTGGTTACCTACAATGATATCAACATTACAACCACGATTGATTAATGGGTTTACAAACTTATTGTTAAAGTCAGATAGTGTTTTAAAATTTACAAACTTTCGTCTATCTAACACATCACCAAGATGTATCACATTCTTTATATGATTAGCCTCTAGGTAAGGAAAAAATATCTCATCATAAAACTTATAAAAGTATTTACTGTAATGAGGGTTATCGTTTCTTGCACCTAGGTGTGTATCTGCAATTAAAGCAATTTCCATATTATGCCATAAAGTATTCTAATTTCTTAGGTTCTTTCTTTTTTCTTTTTGTTGGTTTGTTTTCAACTGGTTTTGGTTCTTCTTCGTATATCATATTCTTTTTAAGAAAATCTGTATAGGCATTTTGATATTCTGTATTATCACTTTCTTGCCTTACAATCTCATCTAGTCCACCCTTCATTATTAGTTTTTGTTTTATCGTTGTTTGTTTTTTCTCTTTCTGTATTCTACGAATAAAAGCATAATAAATTATTTGGGTGAAGTAGGCAAAAGGATTAGATGACTTTTCAGGGTCAAAGTTGGCGACATACTGTAAACAGTTTTCTATACCATCACTAATCATATCCTCTTTGTATGTATAGTTTATAAAGTTTGGTCTATAAGACAAATGGTTTGCAATCTTTAAAAAACATTCACCAATGTAATCACTTATTGGTGGGTCTCGTCTTTTTCTATTTCTTGCACTTACCACTTTCTTATGGTATTTTTTCATTTCTTCAAGGAACTTTTTATTATCAACATAATGTTCCTTTTTGCGTGTATTTAATTTTACATTCATAATTAGTTATTATATCATATTATAGTATAAAAGTCAACCATATATACTAGATTTAGTTAAATTAATTTTATTAAAAATAATGCTTGACAAAACCGTTGACTTGGTATATAATGGGCCATGCCCCGGTTGTCAGAGTATCTTGCTTTAGTGTTTAGTTTTGTTACCTTTGAGATATTCCATAGTATCATAGTAATCCTCATCATTCATTTTATCTAATAGTTTTTGCATACTGTCTTTTTCTCTTTTCAATTTATCTTGTAAAGGTTCTAATTTTTTGTTATAATTCATTCTTAAATTATTATAATAATCTTTGAGACTATCGTTAGGCACCGCCAAGGTCATTACATTATTTTTATGTATTGAGAATATTTTATCAGTAGATTGAAATACCCAAGGTCTTAATGCCATACGCTCTTCAATCCAGTATTGGTCATCTTCAACTGGTTCGTTATGCAAATCTATTTTATATGGATCACTCAATCGCAAAAAGTCTGAGCCTTCTTGCACTAAAATACCTGCGATTACTTGTTCACCTGAAACAAGTTTAAGTAACCTAGGTACAGGTATTTTTACATGAGTTTCTTTTACTTTTTCATTACTCATATTATTATTTATATATCCACATTATGCATTTCATAGTCGAACTCTTGTTCAGTATAAAACCCTACTCTTTCCATAAAGTGATTAAGGGTAAAGTTTTTTCTTTCTTTGTACGAAAAGTCT